CCTACCATTGCATCTTTGTTGGCAACCTGATCTAATATTTCTTTGAATTCTTGACTGTCAACTAAAGGTTTGCATTTAGCACGATATAGGTGTGGATACCAAGTCACTGAAAAACCTTCCGCGGCACGGTTGACTTCTTCAATAACATAGAATCTTCTCAGCGCAAATTGAAAATCGTTGAGAGCATGATCGTCTTTTAGGTGCGGCAATTCTATGACATCACCACTGATCAACTTACGTCCTAGTTTTTCAATAGTGTCGTTGATATGAAAGGTAATAAAAACTGTATCGTTTTGTAAAAATAAACCAAACTGACTTAGGTTAAAATCTAAATCCTGTAGACTATAGACACCACGCATTACATAAACGTCTGGATCGTACTTGCGATCTCTATTTTCTAAAAACAGCAGATCTTGAATCTGTGTAGGATCGCTGGAGTTGTACACGGGCTGTGCGGGCGTGGCAGTATTTCCGGTAGCTCCGGGACCTAGATAACGATGTATAAAAACATCAGTTCCGCCAACCTGAAACATTTCCCAGATATTTTTATCGATAAATTTGTAGTCATTGCCCTTTTCGGGACGGTATAACGAGAGTCTTGGCATAGTAGTATATTTACCGCTACGATAAATAACAGCATGAGCCAAATAGATCAATCTAAACAACAAGTCTACGATTATTGCAAAGCTATGCTGGGTGACGGCATGATTGACATTGAACTAGACCCAATACATTATCAAACTGCCCTGGATAGAAGCCTAGCGGTATTTCGACAACGCAGTGATAATTCTGTTGAAGAAAGCTATGCGTTTTTAACACTAAGACAAGATCAAAACGAGTACATTCTTCCTAAAGAAATACAGCAGGTTCGACAGATTTTTAGACGCAGCATTGGTTCTAGAACTGGTAACGGCACAGGCGGCACAGTGTTTGAGCCATTTAACTTGGCCTATACAAATACCTATTTGTTATCATCAACTAATATGGGCGGGTTATTGACCTATGAACTGTTCAGCGGTTATCAAGAGCTGGTAGGAAAAATGTTTGGCTCATTTATTAATTTTACCTGGCAACCGCAGAGCAGAAAACTAATGATACAACAACGTCCTAGAGGCGAGGAAGAAGTAATGTTATGGGTCTATAATACCAAACCAGATTTTGCTATTATTGAAGATACCTATGCAGGACAGTGGATCAAAGACTATAGCCTGGCCAACTGCAAAATGATGTTGGGACAGGCCCGTGAAAAATTCGCACAAATTGCAGGACCTCAGGGAGGAAGCAGCCTTAATGGTGCTGCAATGAAAGCAGAAGCCACTGCTGAAATGGAAAAATTAATTGACGATTTGATGAAATTAGTTCCCGGTGGCCACGGCTATACTTTTATCATAGGTTGATCTTGATAATATTTTCCTGTATACTTTATACAGTTGGAGAATATTATGATTATTGGTGTGTGTGGATTTATAGGCAGCGGCAAAGATACAGTAGCAGATTATCTACAAAACTTTCACGAATTTCGCAGAGAAAGTTTTGCGTCAACATTAAAAGATGCAGTGGCAGCGGTCTTTGGTTGGGATAGAACACTGCTAGAAGGTCGTACTAAAGAAGCACGTGAGTGGCGAGAGCAAATTGACCCTTGGTGGGCAGAACGTTTAGATATGCCAACCCTAACTCCTAGATGGGTACTACAATATTGGGGTACCGAAGTTTGCCGCAAAGGCTTTCACGATGACATTTGGATTGCTAGCCTAGAAAACAAACTGCGCCTAAGCAAAGATAGTGTGGTTATTAGTGATTGCCGCTTTCCTAACGAAATTTCCAGCATACGCAGCGCCGGCGGAAAAATTGTTTGGGTACAGCGAGGACCATTGCCAGACTGGTACGACCTAGCAGTCGATGCAAATCAAGGGCACAATTATGCTGTACAGGCATTAAAAATGCGTAAGATTCATGCCAGTGAAACAGCCTGGGTAGGCACAGAGTTTGATGCTATTATAGATAACAACGGCACTATTGACGAACTATATCAACAGGCAAAGTTAATAGTCAGCAACGAGATCGCCTTGCTTCCAGACCACACCTTCCTTGCCTAGTATCTGAGCACAATTACAGCATACAGTTTTTAAATTACTATGACGGCAGTTATCTAAATTTCCGTCAACGTGAAATACTCTAAAAACTTCCTTGTGCGGACTGCGAAACCCGCATTTGTCGCATTGATTCTTAATTCGATAGCCTGCTCGTTGCCACCTAGCAATGCCAAATCCTAGACCGTTGGCCATGCAAATTTCACAGAGACTTCGATAATAAGTTCTGTTGTTTTTTTTGTAGTTAACTGCACGGGGTCGTTGCCCGCACCTGCAAAGTGGTCTCATAAATTTATTTACACCTTTTTAGCCCCTTTTCAATAGAGTATAACCAGGGGTTTTTCTATTATGTCGCTAAATATTAGTACATTGATTTAACCCTAGGAGAGAGTCGAATGGCACTAATATCACCAGGAGTAGAGGTAAAAGTAATTGACGAGAGTTTTTATACTCCAGCAGAACCAGGTACGGTTCCGTTAATTGTTGTAGCCACTGCTGAAAACAAATTGACCGGAGCTGGCACAAGCACAGCTTCGGGCACTACCGCAGCCAACGCAGGCAAAGTATTTAAAATTACTAGTCAGAGAGAACTTGTTGACCTATATGGTTCTCCGTTCTTTGAAAAGACAGCTAGTTCTAGTCCAATACACGGCGGCGAAAGAAACGAATACGGATTGCTAGCAGCCTACAGCTTGCTAGGAGTTTCTAATTCTGCATTTATTCTACGTGCAGATATTAATTTAAATGAACTAGAAGGACAGACTGATGCCCCGGGAGCAGAGCCTGCAGACGGTAAATGGTGGGTTGATACTCAAACTACCACGTTTGGGGTTAACGAGTGGAACGGTTCTGCACTAAGCAGTGGCGGTCAAAAATTCACAGCTAAAACTCCTTTGGTATTAACTGACGCAGACAGCGATAGCATTGCTGGTTCAGGAGCACCAAAAACTTCTGTAGGATCCGTTGGCGACTATGCTGTGGTATTTGAAACCGCACTTGGTTCAGGGACATATTCTGCAGGTAAAGAATTATCTAAACTATACTACAAGAGCGCAGGAAACTCTGCACTAGGCATCACATCAGGTGATTGGGTACTGGTTGGTAGTCCAGAGTGGGCTGCAAGCCATCCAACAATTTACAGCTCTGCTGCAATTACAGCAGTTAGCGGTACAATGATCATCAACGATATTTCTATTACACCTGGTGCTACTCTAAATTCTTGTGTCAGCAGCATCAATACGCTAATGAACGGTAGTGGAATAACAGCCGTTGGACAAAACAACAGACTATACATCTACAGTGACGGAACATCCACTGCTACAACTGGTGACTCAACTACTTCCGGTGGCGGCACAGGTGGCATTGTGATTTCTGGTACAGCTTTAGCAGCGATGAATATTGAAGCTGGTACTTATATGTGCCCAGCAATGGCACAACAGCCACATACCAGTGTTCCTTTGTTTAAAAGATCAGACTTTGGATCTACAGTAAATACTCGTCCTACGGGTTCTCTATGGATTAAGACCACAGAGCCAAACAATGGTGCTCGTTGGAGAGTCAAGCGTTACAATGCAGCAACTGGCGCTTGGGCAGCAAACTCTGCTCCTTTATATGAAACACCACACGCAGCACTTTATTATCTAGATCAGTCAGGTGGCGGTATTAATCTTCCTAAAGATGCATTGTTTGTTCAAACCAATGCCAAAGAGGATGTAGGTTCATACTTAAAAACAACCGGACAATTGAGAGAATTTGGCGAGCCAGATCAAACTTTGGCCACAGCAGTTTTTAGAATTTGGAGAAGAAATGCCAGCGGTGTTACTTCTATTAAATCTAAGATTATTGGAACTGGAACACTTTCTGCAATTTCTAGAACATTTACAATTAAGCAGTCAATCACAGGCTCTGAAGATCTAAGCACTTCGGCAACATTTACATTTACTGCGGCAGGCACAGCAGACGATGCGGCTACAATTGCAGGTTTAATCAATGCTGCTTCTTATACTGATGTTAACGGTGATCCAATCACTAATAACGTGCAGGCCAGTGTTACTACCAGCAATGAACTAGTGATTACACACAAAACTGGTGGAGATTTTAGACTAAAAGACACCACTGGCACAGCTATTGGAACTTTGTTCACTGTCTATAATCTTTCAACAGGTGCAGGCACAGCTAATTTCTATAGCTTAACTACTGGAACCTATGGTCTAACAGTTGGTGCAGCTGATACATACCTAGCTTCTCTATGGAAACCATTGGCTGTTGATACTTTTGCTGCCGCTGGCGATGCTCCATTAGATACACCAATGGAAGGCCAGTTATGGTATAATCCAAGTTTTGGTGAAGTTGACCTAATGATACACAATGGTAGCACTTGGGTTGGTTACCGCTATGATGGAAGCAGCGGCGAGTCTTTAATTGCCGCACCTTACTATGGCAACGGTACAGACCCAGAAGGTCCTATTATTTCTGCAACTATGCCTGAAAAACAAAGTGACGGTGCAACTAGTTTAGTAACTGGTGATATCTGGATCAGCACAGCTGATTTAGAAAACTTCCCAACTATCTACAAGTTCAACACTGATGCCGGAACTAAATTATCTGCTAAGTGGGTATTGGTTGACAAGACCGATCAAACCACAGAAGAAGGCGTGTTGTTTGCTGACGCTCGTGCTGGTAAAACTGGTGGTACTGCAACTGCAGAGCCAACAGGAACTATTAAAGAATTGTTAAGCAACGATTTCTTAGACTTTGATGCACCGGATCCAGATCTATATCCAAAAGGGATGTTGTTATGGAACACTCGTAGAAGCGGTGGAAACGTTAAGAAATATAGATCAGGTTATATTGATACCACAGCTGATAATCCACGTTATGTTGATTCAGGCACAGGCAGCGAGTACAGTATGGAAGCATACTGGCCAGATCGTTGGACCACAGCTAGTCCTAACAACGATGACGGGTCTGGCAGCTTTGGCCGCAAGGCACAGAGAAGCACGGTTGTTGCTGCATTGAAGAGTGTACTTGACACTAGCTCAGAAGCACGTGACGAAGAACGCAGAAACTTCAATATTATTGCTTGCCCAGGATATCCTGAAGCACTGAGCAATTTGATTAACTTAAATCTAGATCGTAAAGTTACAGCATTCGTAGTTGGTGATACACCATTACGTTTAAAGAGCGATGCAACAAGCCTAACAACTTGGGGCACCAATGCTAACCTAGCATTGGACAATAACGATAACGGAATTGTAACCTATGACGAATATGCTGCGGTATGGTATCCAAACGGATTTACCACAGACCTAACAGGTGCTAATGCAGTTGTTCCAGCAAGTCATATGATGTTAAGAACTATTGCACTAAGCGATCAAGTTTCTTATCCTTGGTTTGCTCCAGCAGGAACACGTCGTGGTGGTATTACCAATGCTACAGCAGTTGGTTATATCGATTCTCTAACTGGTGAATTCCAAAGCGTTGCATTGAACAACGGTCAACGAGACACACTGTATGATTTAAAAGTTAACCCAATTCCATTCTTTGTTGGAACAGGTTTAG